GCAACGACGGAGTTGTAGGCTCTAACTTTTGAATCTCGCGTTGATTCTTCTCGAACGCGCTTGCTTCAGTAACTCGGACATCGTACTGCTTCTCTAGGCTGAGTGCGAGGTTAGCATCTTTCTTCAGACCGGCAGCGAATTCAGACGCAAGAAGTAGAACTAGAGCCCGGACAAAATGTGCAGAGTACGCAGCAACATTTTCAATCCTGGCAGTATACTTAATCTCTATAACATCGAGATTAGTGAGGAGAACTCGGCCAGTACCAGCATCATTAGCTTCAATCTGGTACTCAGCCCGAATTTCCGGAATAGGAAGGACCGAGCCCTCCACAATGATTTCCTGTAGCTTAAGGAAATCAACCGGAAGATTAAATCCGTAGGCCCAATTAGTACGAACGAAATTCGCCAGCGATGGCGGGGAGGCTCGGCGCGTAGCGAACGGCCAATCTGCAGATTCTAAAACAAGATCACGGGACTGCTCATACACCGACTTTGCGACCCTAGCCTCCTCGGTTGGATCTTCAAAATCGTCGAAGTGAGCCGTGTTACCGATCTTGGTGAGAGCCTTGTTACAGATGGCAACAGCAGACTGTTCCATGAAGGCCTCCCAAGGCCGAGGGGTGGGCCCCGAAGGGCCCACCCCTCACCGCTAATAGTTACACCGGCTCTTGATCGCTCGCCCGAGCGCGGGTAGCTTCCCCGACTTGCATTTCGCTCATCGTCTGCACGCCGCTAGGGACTGCAGCAGGTTCAGGCACAGGCTGGCCATCCTCGAGCTTGAAGCAGAAGCGCGGAGGCTTCTCGTCGTCAGGCAGCTCGAACTCCTGACCGACATCCACTCGCTTCCCATGCAGGAAAGCGGTAGTTCCACCAGTCAGAACGTAACGGGCCATTGGTCACCTCCCCGATTACAGACCGACCATGTTGGTCTGGCGCTGGTCAACGATACCAGCCGTGATCTTACCGGCCGTGGTAGCGAACGCGGCAATCACGTACCGGAGTTGCAGATAGCGCAGCTTCGTTCCGGGGAAGAAGCTCCGGAACTTGAACTGGTATCCAGCAACCAGAGTGGCAACCGCGATGGCGCCAGAGTCGAAAAGCGTCACCTCACCGGCGTTGATGTCACCGTTACCATCCACACCCGTGCCCATCGAGAGGATAGCCTGAACCGTCGCCGCACCACCAGAGGTGACCGTCTCGTTTACCGTGATGAGGCACTCGACAGGCTCACCCTTACCGATGTCGATCTCCGCCGATGGATTGCTCCCAAGAAGCGGGGGTAGGTAGATCGTACCAGGAACCCCAAGATCGATCGACTTCTCCGAGCGAACTGTACCAACGGCAGAAACGATGGACTGCTTCCAGCTGAAGCAATTCTCCCTATCGAACATTCCCATGACTTGGCTCCTTTCCGGACGGCGTTAGATCGCCGCCTCCTGATTCGTAATAGCGTCCGCAATCCGGATGGGAATCCCACGGTAGAAATTCACCGGCTTGCCCTCGACCATCCCGACCGTCATGCCGGCGTTCTTCGCCGCACCGATGGACTGGAGATCCAGGTACGTCGCCACAGTGCGGTTCATGTAGATGATCACGTTGCCGGTACGGAGGTCTTGGATCTGGTGATACGCCTTGACTAGAGAATCCCAGAGGGCCGTATCAGCAGCACCGATCTTTGCAGCCTCCGTATCGATGTTCGCGATACGGACCACGTAGCGCCAATCCTTGACGCAGAGCCCGAGCTTCCACTTCCAACTCGTGACGTACGCAGTGTACTTCTTGCCGGTACCGTCATCCCACGGCTGAACACCGAGGTCCTTGTGCTGGAGGCCACCCGTCATGTTCTTCGGATAGATTCCGAACACCGTGTCCGGGCCCCAGGCCACGAACCAGATGGAGGTACAGTCGTTGCCGTTCGCGGCAGCGTGGCACTTGATGATCTGCCCACCGCCCGGGTCCGTCGTGGAGTTGAATCGCGGCGCGAGGCCGTGAATCTCCTCCGGAGCGTTCTTCACGTTGGAGTAGAAGAACGCCGTCTCCACCTCGTTGTTGAACCCCTGGACGAACCCGAGATCCTCCGAGGCGCGGAACGCAGCAGCATCTCCGTTCAGGTCAGCAAGGTCGGTATCGACCACCGAGAAGCCGTCGAGCATACCGCACGTCTCGTCGACCTGCGTGGTCCGAGACTTGCCGGGCGCGACGCCCTCGTTGAATCGACGCCACCCGATACCGGCAGCCTTACCCGGAATCGCGGTGCGGCTCGAGAAGACGTGACCAGTCTCCTTATTGCCGGGATAGAAAGGCACATCCTCGAGCAGCGCATTGCGCCGGGTGAGGACCTCAACAACGCGAGCGATCGCGCCGTTGGGATCGCGTCGCCGAACCTGGTCAAGCAGGGTCGGGAACGACGTGTTTGCAACCGTCATTTGTTACTCTCCCTTCTTCTTCATGGTAGGATAAAGCTCCTCGTGGAACGCTGCATCATCTGTGGCAGGTGTCCTCGGAGCACCACCCAGAGTTCCGGCAACTGAATCATCCGTACTGGCCTTAGAGATTCCATGTAGGAACCTAACCAGCGGAGGCCAATTGCCAATTCCAGCCTTCGAGATTTCCTTCCGGAACGACTTGTCAGGATCCACTTTATTCAGGAATTTCTGAAGACCCGAGATGTTAGCCTGGAACTCCTTACCACCGAAGTTCTTATCTCCCTCGAGCTCCTTCATCCACCCCTGAACTTGCTTCTCCCGGCTAGCCTTGAACTCTGCTTCCTGCTTAGTCGTAATTTGAGCCAGGCGCTTGCTCCAACTGTCCACAAGCTTCTGCAGACCTTCGGGCTTCACACCTGATTCCTTTGCCCACGACTTCACATCTCCGAAGAACTCCTGATCGACGTCTGCGCCCTCGGGGAGCTTCACCGATGCATACGGATCGGTAGCGGTCTCTTGGCCTTTCGGCTCGCCGCTTTGCCCACCCTGCTGCGCCTCGGATACCCCTCCATCTAGAATAGAAGGAGCACCTCCCTGCGGTACTGCGGCGCCTCCCTGAGCGTTCGGCGCTGGAACTGCAGCAACTCCACCAGCGGGAGCTGCACCTGGTGCGCCAGCTGTCGGTGAACCCTGGGCTGGAGCGGCTGTATCAGGCATTGTCATCCTCTTTCATTCTCTTGAGCTGCTCGAGTTCGGCCTCAACTCGATCGTGCTCGAATTGGGAGTATAGCTCGGGAAACCGGGAAAAAGTCCTCAAAACGTCAACCCCGACCGCTCGACGTCCTTCAAGAAACGCAAACAGATTACTGGTTTGAAAGATGGTCTTATTCACACCGCAGAATTCACCAGCATAGATAAGACCAACTGCCCACCTACGAAACTGTGGTTGTTGCAACAGCCAACGAAGATCCTCCTTGGCTTGATAGTCGATCAACTTATCCCGTCTTGCTTTCTGGGCCGCGGACCTTTCATCCGCGGCCGGACCCATCTTGTTGCTCATGCGGGAATCCCCATAGACGCACTAGCAATCGGTCCAACCATTTGCTGCATAGCTGCCTGTCCAGTCGGCCCTGCCTCGTTAAGAGCACCAGCCATGTTCTTGGCACCCTTTCCATACTGCTCGAGCATTTGACCCTGCTGCATCGCCGCATCCTTACGGGCCCGCTCGTTACGGATCCTAGAAACCTGCTTAGGATCCCGGAGGAACTTCGGCGGAACGCCAAGGATGGTGCCCATCTCGAGAGATACAGCGTCGATATCCACAGTGTCGACGACCTCAGGGAATCTCTCAGATACAGAGATAGCGAAGGCAACGAATCGCTCGGTGGAAGCGACATTAACCAGACGCTGAGCTTGGCTCATCACCGACAGGTACTCGATTCCAAGTGGCGCACCACGAAGTTCCCGTGGCGCCGGAGGAAGCATATCAGCCAGAGCGGCGTGGTAGAAGGTGAGATCAATTCCAGGAGTAAGAATTTCCTTCTCAGCGCGGTTGACGACCGGACCAAGTTGGAGCATCTTTTCCTCGTGACGCTCACTAATCTCCCGAGCTGTGCGGGGCTGAGTCCTCTGATCGTTGATGATCTGTAGCCAGAGGTCCGTGTAAAACGCCTTACCAACACGAAGTGCAATGCCATTCGCCCGCTCAGTTGTAGCAGTCAAGCCCTGGGGCGAGACCACCATAGCAGGCTCAGCCTTGGCACCCTGAGCGGTACGCGGGATGTAGTTAGTCGCGCCGGGAACAAGAGAGTACTGGCTCGCTCTCATCTCCTCAGGGATGTTCATCGGCGGGTCGGCCATCTTATCCAGCAGCTTCATGGCCTTCCGCTCATGATGCTGGAGCTCGCTGGTGTCACCGAGAGCTTCCATGCCCGGGCTGTGCCCGTACACGTCCGAGACAGAGTTCGTCAACTCCCAGCGAGGAGCAAGAACCGGGAAGTTGTCGTAGCCACCAACTTTGAGGAACCCAGCCTTAGGGTCGTCCTCATTGCTCTTCTCCATCCAGAGGGAGAGGTACTTCTTACCTTGCGGCCCAATAGCTCCGTGGCGCCAGTCTTCATTGGGAATGATGGCGTGGATACACTCAACCATCTTCTCGTAGTTTCCCTCGTTGTACTGTGCCTTCACTCGCTCGGAACATCTATCGATGCCGAACTTACGAGCCATCTGCCGGACGGTGAACTGGATCTCCCGCATCATCACGTCAACGATGCCCTTGGCATTAACTGCAAGAACATACTCGCCAATCGCCAGCGGGAACAACCGAATGACCTCGTCGGTATCTTCCTCGAGAATGGAGCAGTGCGTTCCGAAGACGAGAAGATCCTTATACGTCGCGCCCGCGAGAGTTGTGTACCAGTTCGACTTAGCAAAGATAGTTAGGAGAATGTCCTCCACACCGTGCAGATACTTACGAACAGGACCCCAGATTGCCAGTTCAGGATCTGTAGTGGTGAACCGAAACCAGCGACGGGCGGGGGAGGTAATGCCAGCCATCATCCCAGCTGTTGCCACCCGGAGAGCAATTAGAGGCTCGTTGTTGATGATCTTGTCATTCCGGCGCCCACCATCCACCCCAGCGTCGGAAGCAAAGAACCGAGCACGCCGAGGTTGCATCATCTCGGCCATCTGCATGTAATGCTGGTCGAAGGAGTTGCGCTTACCCTTAAGGTTCTTGTACCAAGTCAGGATGAACTGTCTCGGCGTTTCCTTGGGCATCATATCTGCGAACATGTTATTCTCCAAGGATAGACGTCGTCATGGTCGGAATCTGTGAGCGATCGCCAAGCGGGCCGGTCAGCATGGAAGACCGGCGGGAACCGAACACTCCGCGCCGCCTCTGCTGTTCCTCAGCTTCCCGGACGGCCGCATCGGTAAGATCTGGGGAGGTTGGAGGACTAGAAGGATCTTCGATGATTCCCCCCTCGAATCCAAGAGCAGATCCTAGTCTATGCCCGACCCATTCTCCACCTTGACGAACAAATCCCATCTTAGTTCTCCTTGAATGGATCGTACTCGGTAATTGCCCTGCCAGAGCCCTTCGGCTTGTACAGAAGAACTTCTTCGTCTGGCCGGAATCTTGGTTTCACAGGCGAGGCAAAGGTGAGCGCGTAGCCATCCGCCAGATCAGGAGACCTTTGGAGGTTCTCCTTGATATCATCTTTGGCGTCCAGTATAACGCGACCCCTAGGATCAAAGTCGTAGTTCGGTGCGCAGAGTTCCTGCTTCAGCTCGACGATCTTTGGTAACGCCACGCTACCCTTATTGTTCTTCAGGAACTGAGCAACATCCCAGTACATCTCAGCCCGGCGGTTGACGAATCTCTGGTCGTCCGCTGCCTTCGACCCGAAGTTCACCCCGTGAACCTTGCTGAACCCTCGGGTGTGGCACCAGTCGACCAGCGCGATTCCCATACCACCAACATCTACAAACGCGGCGTCGGCCTCCCATGCGTCCATGTACCGAATCAGTTCCTCGCCAAGTTGCTCGTGGTCGAGATTACGATACTGACGCGGGCGCCAGGCCATGAGACCCTGACGAGGAAAAATGATGGATTTGTCATCACCGAAACGCGCAACGTCAACCCCGAGAACCCGGGCACTTCTACGGAACAGAGCTTCCGCAGGGTTTGCTCGGAAGGCTGCATCTACCACCTCCGGCCCGATGAGCTTGGTTGCGCCCGCAGGAGGGAATTCCCCGAGAACGTTAATCATCACCCATGGGTTATCCCTACCCCACTGGTCAATCTTCTGCTGTGCCCAAACCGGGTCAATGCGCTTCGACCGTTTCGGGTTAGCCGGGTCGCCCGTGATCTTAATCACTTTCCACATGTGATTATAGACCTTCACGGCGTCATACAGAGGACCATCTGTACGTGTCGGATTCCCGGTCATGAGAATCCTATTCACCTTGCCGGTGGAGAGGGAGGCATCTGCAGCTTCCGTGACGCCAGGCGGGATATCGCCAGCCTCGTCGATTAGAACAATGGTGTAAAGACCGTGGAGCCCGGCGAGTGTATTGGCCTGGCTTGACTTGTCAGATTGCTTGCTCCATTGGCGGGTGGAGAGGAACCAGGTCTCAGGCGACTCCTTGCAAAAGATACGCTCTGATTGCCACTGGAAGAACTCTGACAAGAAGGGTGACTTCTTTTGCCAAAGCGCGAATTCTGACCACAGGTTATCCCGGAGGTTATCCCCGGTGATAGCTGTAGCGAACCCCTTAGCCTGAGGGAAGCATGCTAGGAACCACCACCCACCCCAGGCCATACCACACGACTTGCCAGGGCCTTTGCACGCAGAGGCGACGGTCCGTTGATTATCCCTGAGCGAGAGAAGGAATTCCTCCTGCCAGTCGTCAGGTGTGGCCTTAAAGTTATCCTTGACAAAGAGAATAGGATCTTGACGCCACCTACGCAGGGTTTCGATGGCTCCCGATTCTGCCAGATTCATAGGTTTAGGATACTCTGCAAATTTTTCCAGGGTGGTACTTGCTTAAAAGAAAAGCGATGAATGAGGTGATGGGTGCTAGGAATTCGGGGGTAGGGTCCCCTGTCGCGCGAGCGGGGTACCTGAAAACCCCGGGTCACCCCCGCCCGGGGCGCACCGTTCAGGGGCCCCTTTCGTATCAGCCCCTATCGGTACTGAACCGCTACGTTACCCGATAGGGTACTGACCCATTCGGGTACCATACCCGGTATGCTACCCGTTCGGGTATGATAGCCCTACCTAGTACCCAGAAGGGTATACTCGTAATTCAACCCTTCTGGGTAGTAGTAATCTTCACTAGGCGTACCTAGATTAGTAGCGTAAGGGTGAGGGTGATAGCCGGAATGAACCGGCGGGCCGCGAGCCCCTACATACTGGAGGCAGTATGGCGAACACCGAGACGACCGCGACGACCGAGACGCCGAAGGCGCAGCCCAGCGAGAAGACGCTCGCCCGCCGCGAGAACGAGAAGAAGCTCCGCGAGAAGAAGGTGGACTACAGGGCGAAGGGCGCGGTCGTCCGCATCCTCGCGAAGGACAGCCCGAAGAAGAACGGCTCGAAGGCGCGCGAGATCTGGGACATCTACAAGGACGGGATGACCGTGGAGGACATCCTGAAGGCCGCGGAGAACACGAAGGGCGGCGCCAGCTACGCCCGCGCGTGCATCATCTGGGACGACCGCCACGGGCACATCTCGGTCGTGGCCGGCCCGGAGAAGAAGTAGCCTAGTCCGGCGTCGTAGGTCCGAGGGCGGGGCGCTCATGCGCCCCGCCCTCTTCGTCTTTTGGCTCGTCCAGGCTCTTCGTAAGCAGATGCTCGAGCCGCCCCTTCACATCCACATCGACCTTAGTAGCGATGGGACCGCACACCTCTTTGCGGATCTCGATGGCACCCTTTAGCACCTGCGTAGCCCTATGTGGCGAAACGCGGCCCGCGGCGACATCGACATACCGCTGGAATGCGTAGTCAGCTGCCTTAGCTGCCTCAGGGTCTGTATCCTTTGGGATGCGGAAACCCTTGGGAGCCTTGGGTGTCTCTGTTGCCTTCATAAGTCTGGTCGCTTTCACGAAGCCACGAGGAAAGAGCTCCTTCACTCCGGGTGGACGCCCAGCTCCTGGTCTTCGGCCACCCCTAGGCATGCGATGCGCCTCGTCCAATCAGATTCATACGTTAGGCGTACTCTAGGCTCGGGGTGACCGTCGGCCTAGCCCTTCTTACTCCGCGATAGCACCCAGAAGATAGATCCGGAGCACCCAGAAGATAGATCCGGAGCACCCAGAAGATAGATCCGGAGCACCTAGAAGATAGATCCATAGCACCTAGAAGATAGATTCGTAGAGAATCGACTATAAGGAAAGGATAGATACGACTAGAAGCTCGGGACGGAGGAAAGAACTCTTGGCAGCCCCTCATCCGGGTTCTTTTAGTTACGAGTTACGAGTTACGGTACCCCTATTGTTAGGTCTAATAGATATTGATTTAATACTAGTGTTAAGTTAAAGGAAGTATATTAGATAGTAGTAGTTAATCAATTCCTAAACCTACCGTAACTCCAAACCCGGTCCGTAGCCGTAACGAGTAACTGAGAGGACTACAATGGCGAGACTGCAGATTGATGTGCCTGAGGACCTGAATGTTGCTATTCGTGCTCGATTCAGGACACTGAAAGAGCTCACCGCCCGGACGGGAGCGGCAGAGCTTGACATCGTACGAGCTCAGATGAAGGTCTCATTCCTCCAAATGCAGGCTGGAAAGCCAGGAGCAAAGGAAGAGTGGGAGCAACTACAGGCTAAGGAACAGGAGATTATTAAGAACACCCAGCCGCTATCAGTCGGCTCCATCTTTATTGCTCTCCTTCGTCTTGGCTTCGTCCACCCCGACGACGAGGTAGCGCAGGAAATGACCAAGACCGACATTCGTCAGGGACGAAAACTACAATTCTAACGGCTTAAAAGGGTTACTACCCCTTTAGGGGCTTTATTTCTTTACCCTGGCGGGTTAGCTTTACCCTACCCCGTAGGGCGCTCTACGCGAGCCTGGCGCCCGAGTTACGTCTTCGCCGGAGGCCGAGGATGTATCAGAGTGAGAGAGTCGCACGGAAGTTGTTCAAGGCCAGCTGCGCCGCCATTCTGTTGCTGAGCGCTGCGGCCATCGTCCTCTTCTACGAGGATCCGTACACCGTCTGCATGGACGAGTGTATGGCCGCGGACGAGGACTGCCTGGAGCCCGACCCCGCTCCGCAGTGCCCTACGCAGGAGCGCTGCGAGGAGGTGTGCGGTGGCTAACCTCGACAACGCCAAGATGATCAAAGACCAGGACTCCTGGCCGCAGTGGCCATTCCTTCCGGTGAAGCGTAGGGCAGTCGGCGGTGGGTTCCCAGAGACAGGGCTCATCGCTGCCGACCCGGACTACCGGAAGGGGATCATCAACGTCTACAAGGCGAACCTCTTCAACCTGCCGCAGGACCCCACCGGAGTCGAGAAGATCACCTACCAGACGGTGGACGCCGTCCTCGCAGATGGCTGGGTGGTGGACTAGTATGGGCAAGCAGACCTTCTACCGCGTCCACATCGAGCACCCGAGCTTCGCGAGGACGATGTGTGGGCGTGAGTTCGACCTCGTGTACATCCACATCACCGCTGAGGAGTACAAGAAGGGCACCAGTCGCTACATGAAGCGTATCTGCCAGCACTGCATCAAGCAGATGTAGGAGGGGTCGTGAGGTTCTTTATCTTCGAGGAAGAGAGCGAGGAGCTTCCGGGGATCTACGAGAGTCCGGAGGCGTGGGCAAAGATCATGAAGGAGGAGCGTGGGCTCCCGGAGGAGGTCACCAACGAGATCGTCCAGAAGTTCGCGGATCCGTCGTTGCAGGAGTTCTGCAACGCCGCCGCCAGGTTCTACTGGATGGAAATCTGCCCGTGGTTCTACGGGCGTGCCGTGAACGTCTAACCGGAGGCAGTATGGAAGCAGCAGAAAAGTTGGAGGAGGAAGAGCCAGTTCCCAACGTCCCCGACGCCGAGGGGTTCTTCCTCTACAAGCCGAAGAGGATCTGCGAGACCTGCGGCGAGGGGGTTGGCTGCAATGCCAACCTCCAGACCATCAAGGTGACGAGGGGCGAGCTGGAGCTTCTCCAGAAGTACGAGCACCCGGTCGGGACCCACATCCGGATCTTGAACATCGCCAACACCTTGCTCGGCAGCAGTACCAATCCGAGCACGGGAATCCCGTTCCAGAACGCAGACGTGATTCCCATCCTCGAGGGAATTGACCACCGGGGCGAAGCCCCGGTGGTGACGACCGAGAGGGCTCGCCTCTACGGCATACAGGGACGGGATTGGGTTCCGACGGACGCGCCCGTCACCAATGGCAGCCCCGAGAAGATCGCCGCCTGGCGGTACGAGATGGAGTGGCAGGAAGCCATCGACGAGAACAGGCGGCACGAGGAGAGGAAAAGAGAGCGCGAGCGGCAGGAAGAGATCCGGAAGAGCGAGGAAGTCCTCAAGGACGTCGCTCCGGAGCTTCCTCCCATCAACTGGGAAGCTGGCGAGTCGCTCATGCGAGCGAAGGTCGCCTGGCGCTTCCTGAAGATGATGGGGGCCTGTGGAGGCCCGATCGACTACGTGAGGTCCTATCCGGACGAGGCGCTCGCCAGCGAGGTGTGGGAGAACACCCTCAACGGGAAGAAGAGCCCGAGGGGCTATCCGGTCTCCTACTACTGGATCACCCGGATCATCAACTACGTCCCGGGGCTGATGAAGGAAGTCCTCAAGGAGATGAAGAAGGGAGACCTAGACACTTACAATGCCGACGGGCACTATGAGCGCGCTGAGTTCCGTCAGGCTCTCCTGAAGATCCTCCCCTGGCCCAAGCTGGAGCACCGTCTCCGACAGCACGGGGTCTACAAGCCGACGAGATGGGAAGTGGAGCTGTTCAACGCTTCCCGCATCACCCCTCCTGCCATCGTGGCGGAGGGTATCCCGCAGCAGGCAGCACCACCCAAGAAAGAAGAGGAAGAGATGGCCATCAACAAGGACCGCGTCGTCGCCGTGTCGAAGTTCGTCGCCGAGCAGATCGCCCCGAAGCTCGGGAAGCGCCTGACCCTCGAGGGGACCCCGACGCAGCAGCTCACCGCGACGGAGAACTTCATCGAGACCGCGGCGAACAACAACGGCATCGGCTGGGTCCCGGTGGACGGGACGTCCGAGCAGCGCCTGGACGCGATGGAGAAGATCCTCGAGGAGCAGGCGCCCCGGCTGAACCTCACGTACCGGAGGTGGGTTCGGCAGGAGGCCCGCCCCGTCGCGGACCGCCTCGCCGCTCTCGAGGCGTTCGCCGCGAAGCACGGCTTCCAGGCGTAAGGTGACGAAGAAGGGCGCCAAGAAGCTGAAGAAGTAGCAGTAACCAGGGACGGAGGGGGTTGTGGGGTAGTAAGCCCATCTAGGTTCAAGTCCTAGCGTCCCTATGAAGTAAACCAGAGGGAGATGAGATGAGAGTCGAGCTTTTGTACCACCTGAATACCCTTCTCATGAAGCACAATGCAGGTCGGGAAGTGGCAGACCTGGACATCAAGAAGGCCCAGGCCATCGTCGAGCGCATGATCAAGGAGGACATGAAAGCTCGCGAGAAGATGCCAGCAGACGAGGCTGACCGCAAGTACGCGGAGGAGTTCATCGCCAAGTACCTCGCGCACGAGGGTCCGTTCAAGACGGTGACGGAGTTCATCCAGGAGAATACCCTCGGCAACGAGGACAACTTCTACACTCCGACCGAGGAGATGTTCGAGACCCACGAGGAGGCGGTCAACAGCTACAACGGCAAGTGGAACCTCCCGGAAGACGAGAACCCGACCAGCAAGGCGCCGCATCCGAACATGATGGGCTACCTGGAGCTCCCGTACGGGACGATCTGCAACTCCTGCGGTGGCTCCATGGTCGCGGTGATTCAGCTGGACAGAACCGGCGCGGTTCTCAAGACGCTCCTGGAGAACTGCAGATGAAGAACCTCTACCTGGACTGGGGTGTGTACCAGGTTCGCGTTCAGTACGACCCCACCAACATCAACGCCTTCAACGTCTTCTACGCCGGGCAGGGAGATCTCGAGGGCCGCAATTATCGGCGCCTCACCCTTCCGGAGACCAGGGCGGTGATGGAAGGCATCTACAAGGCTGAGAAGATCAAGATCACCACTTCCCAGGAGACACCTGTGGCGACCAAGAACGAGCTGACGTTCCTCCGTGATCGCATCGCGATCGAGGCCCTCAAGACGACCCTCGAGAAGAAGGGATTCATGCCTTCGCCCAAGGGCCGCGCGTTCGTCGCCAAGTTCTGCTACTCCATGGCCGATGCGATGCTCGAGGCCAGGGACGAGACGAACAAGTGCAGCGAGTGTGGGAAGGAGAAGCTGTAAGGAGGACGATATGAGGATCGAATACCGAGATCTCACCGACGAGCAGCTGGAAGAGATCGACGAGAAGTACGCGAAGGATGCGACTCCCGAGTTGGTGAAGGAGTACATCTTCCTGGTCTGGAATGTGACCGAGGAGGAGGCAAAGAAGCTCGTCGAGAAGCACATGGACGTCATCGACAACCACAGAGCGTCCGGAGCTTGGGTCTACTACGTCGCAGACGTGATCCTCAACATCGAGCTCAATCTCCCGAGGTAGAAGTGCTGGGGATGGGAAGGCCAGCTGGGACAGCCTCCGCCAGCTCCAGGTTCGACTCCTGGCATCTCCATGCAGTAAACAACCAGTACGGAGGCAGTGAACATGGCACAAGTGAAGTGGGGCGAGAGTTTCAAGAAGTCCGTCGCGATGAAGATCTACCGCGGAGCCACCCCGGAGGAGATCAAGGCCTCCTTCGCGCGGATGGTGGACGGGCTCATCACGCCGCAGACGAAGCTGGTCTTGGCGCAGGCCGAGATCCGGCGCCTGCGCCAGCAGCTCCGGGCGAAGGGTTCCAAGAAGGAGCTGAAGCTCATCGACCCGTCCAAGAAGGAGGGAGCCAAGTGAAGAAGAAAGATCTGTCCCCGGCCGCTCTGGCAGTCATCGACAAGCTCGGCGCGGAGGAGGTGACCATCATCTTCAACTGTGGTGACAAGGACTGCCCTTCTGGGCAGCGTCACCCCGTGACGACGACCATCAACCAGATCATCACGCGAATCTGCATGATGAAGGACCAGATGGGGATCCAGTCGCAGATCGAAGAGACGATGACTGGAGGGAAGATCACCTACGAACAGGCCCTCGTCGAGAACTTCATCGCCGCCGCCTTCATCACCATCGACAAGACGCCAAAGTACCTCGACGTCGACATGGGTAAGCTTCTCGACAGGGTGTCCGAGGTGTGGATCCAGCAGGACGAGATCGCAGACCTCGACCAGAAGGTCGTCGCTCAGGCGTAGATGGCCAAGGAAAACCTATTCTGGATGCAGACCGGCACCGCGTTCTACCTTGGGCGTAACCCCAAGAGTAGAACCGGTGTCGCTCTGTACAAGGTCCCAGTTGTCGACGTCCCCAAGAAGCTTGCGGCGCGGACAGAGCACATCGAGGACGCTTGGCTGTGGGTCGGGCCTTACCTCTGTGTGCTCTTCCGCGACCCTGAAACAGGCAACATCTACGCACAGCCTACTGGAGATAAGGGATGAGTCGCATCTGGACATTCCAACAGATTGAACCACAAAATGCCCGGGGTAAGCTGAAGGAATTCATGTGGGACGACCTGGCCTGGGTCGCAGAAGAGAAGCTCGACGGTGATCGTCGAATCGCGCAGTTCTGCGGGGATGTGGTTCGATTCACTGGCCGTAAGAAAAGCGTGAAGGACGGGCTATTCGTGGAGAAGACGCACAATATTCCACATCTGTCTGCGTGGGGAACTGATCTTGATATGACAAAGAGGCCAGTTCACATTCCACCCACCGAGCTCGAGGGAACAGTTCTCGACGGGGAGATGGTTATCCCGGAAGGGTTCATCACTGGAGCTGGTGGTAGGAGCAAACACGTCACCTCCATCATGGGTAGTCTTCCTGCGGAGGCAGTTAGAAAACAGGTTGAACGCGGATGGTTGCGCTACGCCGTCTTCGACTGCCTGTTCTACAAGGGTGAGGACATCCGGTTCCAGACGTACGAGTACAGGAAGGTCTGCGCTGAGAATGCGTTGATGCAGTGGAAGAATTCCTACGCCTATCTCGTAGAGGGTGTGAGGAGCAACAAGCGGGCGTATCTTGAGGAGATTTACGAGAAGGGTGGAGAGGGGATCGTCCTCAAGGCAATGAACCAGAAGTATGGCGAGAACTTCGGGGGTCACCTGAAGTGGGTAAAGGTGAAGTTCAAGGCCAACGCCGATGTCTTCATCGTCGGATACAAGCCCGCCAAGGAGATGTCGAAGAAGGTCACCGGGGAGATCTCGATCACGAAGTACGCAGAGGAGGGTCTCATCGGAGCTATCATCTTCGGGCAGTATCGGGACGGTGCAATCTGGGAGTGTGGTAACACCTCGGGCATGGACGAGGAGACCAGAAGATACATCACCAGAAATCAAGATGCCCTGTTGGGAGCAGTGTTCGAGATCGAGCACTGTGGGAGAGAACCCACTGGAAAGTTCCGTCACCCCCAGTTCAAGGGGTGGCGCGAGGACAAGGACAAGAGCCAGTGTGTCTACAACCCGGAGGAACAATGATGAACAACAAGCCCTACTTCTACATCCTGAAGGAAGCAATCGACGACCATAATCAACGTGAGTGGGTAAAAGCCGAGACTAACAAGACGAAGCCGAGGCTCCTTCCCAAACTGGTTGGAGTGGACGAGGTGCTGGAGGAGCCAGTCAACAATCAGATCATTCACCTCAAGGTGAAGGCGGTCTACCGGCCGTACTACAGCAAGCGCGACCCAGGTTCCAGAAAGGCGTTGCATCGCTTCGAGCTCGGCCGGGCGAGGGCCGGGCTCGTTATCATCGACATCTTCTCTACCGGGAAGTACAGCATCAACTTCCCGGACCTCCGACTGGAGGTGAAGTCATGAATACAGGACAGCAGGAACCAAGATGCGACAAATGTGGTGAGTATGTTATGGATGGACGAGCGTGGACCATTCACCACAAGAAATGTCCATGTCCGTTCGCCACGACCACGGAAAAGCTGTCACCGTGGATGGATCCGAATCACGCTTTCGGCCCGCCCGCCTCCCCTTCCCCCTCTCCGCACGGAGACGCGCCCGAGGGCGTGGGCGGCGACGTGGATTCGCGGGTCGTCCTCGTTCCGCCGCCCGCCCCGACCACGGAGAGAGCCGCCGCGACCCCGGGGACGTTCGCGGCGCTCGGGATGACGTTTCGCGTGGACGAGTTCCAGCCCGAGGGCGTCGTGACGTTTCGCGACGCAGACGGGAACGAAGTGGGGCGCATCGTGAGCGTCTCGTCCTCGCCCGCCGCGACCCCGGCCAGTCTCGTGAACGACCCCGTGGTCTGCGCGCTGCGGACCGCCATCCTTGGCCCGACGCCCGCCGCGACCCCGGACCCCACGGAGGCCGGCCCGTCGTGGGGGGAGATCGCGGAGAAGGCCGACGGGTACGCGACGCACATGGCGACCGCGGACGGGCTCCGCAGCGCCATGCGGATCCTGGCCGAGAACATCCGGTGCGCTCTCCGGCGCGCGAGGAGCGGCGGAAAGGACGGACGCTGATGCGCGCGTGGATCGTGGCATCAAAGTCAAGGAGCCCGCGCAAGGCGATGGACGGGGTGGAAATCTGGTTCACCCGTCGCGAGGCCTATCGATCGCAGGACGAGGTGTTCGACGAGGACGGGTGGGAGATCCGCGAGATCGAGAGGCCGCTGGAATCGGGCAGTGCTGACGTGAACACCTCCCGCGAGGCCCTCCTCGCCGCTCTCCGGGAGCTACGGGCAGAGGCCGAGAGGCTGCGGGAGGCGTTGCGGAGCGCGCAACATTACGTCCGCTTCGGCAACGGCCAGCAGCAGAATCTCGCGGCCGGACGTGGCGTCGCTCTGGCCATTATCGACCGCGCCCTCGCGTCGTCTTCGGAGGAGCCAGGGACGAAGTCTAACACGCAGGAGGGGCATGAATAGACGTTTTACCTTTACTTCTCCGTAGAGCCGAGGTATAGTTCTGTCATACACTAGAGGAGGCCGACCTCCTCCCTCACACGAAAGGTAGATCCAATGGCTGAGACGCCTGCCGTTCCGAAGCCCGTTTCCGTCGCTACTCCCACGAAGCCGGTCTCCGTCGCCACCCCTGCCCCCGGCAAGCTCGAGGGTGCCGTCGCCGCGACGGCCGCTGCTCCGGCGAAGCCCGCCGAGGCCAGCGCCGAGAAGAAGGAGCGCAAGGGCCGCACCTCCGAGCTCTCGAGCAAGAAGATCTTCCTCGTCGAGGCGAAGATCCGCGAGAAGATGCCGGAGGGCCGCGCGGAGCTCAACCCGAAGCGCGAGGGGACGAAGGGCTACCGTGCCTTCGGCCTCTACAAGAACGGTCAGACGGTCGCCGAGTTCGTGAAGCTCGCGAGCGAGACGAAGGTCGAGGGCGAGTCGGTCGGCGGCATGGCCGACATCCGCTGGGACAAGGAGCACGGCTTCATCGAGCTGAAGGACTAAGCCACAGCAGCGGCGGGGCGGATGAAATAAGCCGACGACCCCACGCCAAGCCAAGGGCTGAAAGGACCGCTTCGGCGGTCCTTTCTTTTAGAAAGGAGGGTGCCATGACTACAAACACGTAGAAAGGAGTTAGTCATGGGACTCGGAGAGCGTCGCACGAAGGACCAGGAGATGGCGAAGCGGATGAAGGACGAGAAGCGCCAGTCCGCCCGTTGTCCGATCTGCAACAAGATCATCTCCCTTAATCAGCTGCCGGTGCACATCGCATACCACCCGGCGTAGGCAGTTAAGAGCCTGGGTCTTCGGACCCAGGCTCTTTTTCTTTATAATCTAAGAGCTTTTCTTTTTAGCTCTTCGCGCGGTATAATGAAGGCCTCACTAGGGTTACTCCAGGAGGCCGCTACCGTGCTCGTAGTCATGCAACTCAAGATGACGCCTGAAATGTCGGATAAGATCCGACAGAAATTGGCTCATCTACAAACCCTAACAACCGACCCAGACCTTCAGCGTAAGCTGAACTTGAATAACCTCGTCCGATTCTACATCGATGAGGGTATGCATGTTGAGCCCCCGCTTAGGGACGAAGAGATTCTAGCCGAGATTAGTAACACCGGGATGGCCCGCGGACGTCCAACCCAGGACAGCTAACATGCCGGATCTAATGGAGCTGGCGCGCGCCAAATGGCGTAGCTCGGGGTTGTCTGACGAACAGGCGGAAAAGCTCCAGTTTCAGGCTCTCGATAGGGAGGACGTTCGTCTTCTCGGCGGTAACTTTCAGTGCGCTCACGGTCTGAAGATTCCATACTTCGACGCTGAAGGAAATCTTTCAACCTTCTATCGCCTCCGCTACCTTGAGCCTCTTCCTGGCTTCGCGGCACAGGCGACTAAGCCACAACGATATGTCCAGCCATCAGGAACACTCAACGAAGTGTATATGCCCCCGCTGCTCGAACATTCTTGGGCATCAGTACAAAGAGATCCAAAAGTTCCTGTCTATATTACCGAGGGGGAGCTCAAAGCAGCTGCCGGTTGTTCTGCCGGATTGGCAACTTTGGGACTTGGCGGCGTTGATGTATGGCGTTCGGCAAAGAAAGGGCTCGAAGTTCTTCCTCAGCTCGGCGCGTTTGAGTGGAAAAACCGAACTGTTACAATCATATACGACAGCGATGCTGCAACAAACGAGAACGTCGTCAGAGCCCAGCGGCAGCTCGCCCAAGAGCTCACGGTCCTCGGCGCTATTCCGCAAATCGCTTCTTTGCCAGCAACTGCAGAAGGTAAGAAGCAAGGACTTGATGATTTCCTCGTCGCCAATGGGAAGGAAGCTCTCCTCGAAGTTCTCGGGAAAGCACCCTCGTTCCCCGAGGCCGACGCTCTATGGGAACTTAACGAGGAGGTAGCCTACATCCGAGACCCAGGTCTTGTTGTAGTTCGATCCTCCAACCAGAAGCTTGCGCCCTCTGCCTTTGTCAATCACTCCTTCGCCAACCGGCACTACATGGAGATGATTCAGACGAAGAAGGGTACCCGCCAAGAGCGAAAGCCATTGGCGAAGCGATGGATGGAGTGGGAACATCGATTCGAACTCTCGAGAATCACGTACGAGCCTGGTAGGGAGAAGATGGTCGGTGGGAGGTGGAACCAGTGGGCAGGATGGGGCACCTACCCGGAGGAAGGTGATATTCAGCCGTGGGTAGATCTTCTCGACTTCCTGTTTAAGAAGCAGAAGGATGCGCGAGAATGGTTCGAGAAGTGGCTTGCCTATCCTATTCAGCACCCCGGTACGAAGATGTACACGGCAGCAGTGCTGTGGGGTGTTGAGCATGGTACTGGTAAGACGTTGATTGCGTATATCATGCGGCGAATCTACGGCGATAACTTCGTCGAGATTAAGAACAAGCACCTGAAGGGTGGGTTCAACGAGTGGTCTGAGAACAAGCAGTTCGTCTACGGTGACGAGATCACTGGAAATGACGGGAAGCGTACGGATGCAGATCTCATCAAGGGGCTCATCACCCAGGAGATCATGCGAGTCAATGCTAAGTACGTTCCTTCCTATGAAATCCCGGATTGTGTGAATTACTACCTCAGTTCCAACCATCCTGATACTGTGTTCCTAGAGGATACGGACAGGAGGTTCTTCGTTCATGAAGTTATCGGAAAGCCGCATAAAGATTTTGAATTCTACAAGAGGATTGATTCTTGGCTTAGAGGATCTGGTCCTCGTCACCTGTTTAAGTATCTGCTTGATCTTGATCTGGCTGGGTTTGACCCTCACGCGCCTGCTCTCAACACGACGTCGAAGCAGGCGATGATTCGGGACAACAAGTCCGATATTGGTGTATGGGTTATGCGTCTTCGGGAAGACCCAGACAGCGCACTCAACCATTTCAACGAGAAGGTTCGGCGTGAGTGTGACCTGTTCACCCCGACCATGCTCTTGGAGGCGTACGACTCGAACAAAGATACGAAGGTGACAGTCAACGGACTGTCTCGAGAACTGAAGAGGTCTAGCTTCCGACAAGTCAACGATGGAAACCCGGTGCGTACGGCAATGGGTCTTCAGCGACTGTACGCAATTCGTAATTGCGACAAATGGGATAGGGCTGAGCCAAGAGAGTGTGCCGAGCATTTTGACAAGTTCTGGACTGGAGGGAAGTTCTAATGGACATCAATGCGATTCTCGACATGAACCGTAACGCGCAGGCCCTGGCTCGTGAGCTGCAGGATTCCCTGCCTATCGGTCTGCGCTGTGCCGTACTACTCTTCACCGAGGGTGCCGGGCCGGTTGCGTTCGCACATACTGCGGGGAAGGGCCCGAAGATGCTTTCGGTTCTGGAGCAGACGGCGCGGAATCTCAAGGAGAAGGACAAGGATTCCGGACTGGTGGTGATGTAATGGCTGACACGACGCCGTTCCAGAGAGCTCGGGCTAGGTTCAACGTCTACGCGGGGATGGATAAGCCGGTCCTCCCAACCAATGAAATGTCGGCAGCCCAGGTTCTTCTAGCGAGGTGGGTCAACGAGAAGGTGAAGCACAGTCTCCCGAACTCTGTCGAGAATGTGCTCGGTATCACGGAGGAAATGGGAGAACTAGAGGAAGTCAGGGAGGAGATGCTGTACCGTAAGGCTCTTCAAGGTGTCGGGAAGCTCGCACACTACGAGCTGAACGTCAGCCAGAAGCGCCGGTACTCGAAGCTCAGCGAGGAGGAGCTCCGCGCTCTCGAGGCGGACTGTGTCGCAGACATCGGAATCTTTCTGATGAACTTCTGTACTTCCCGTCGCCTGGACTTCGGAGCCTTGCTACTTGGTACCGCGGAGCAGGTGACTCGGAGGGATTGGCTCGCTTTCCCCGAGGATGCTCATGCCAGAAAGTGATTGTTGTGGTCACTGTGGTGATGGCGAAAACTGTGACTATGGATGTATCGCCTTCGACGATGGTGAGTGTGGCGGCTGCCCGGGCGGCGCTGATTGTACGGAGGTGAAGGATGAGCCAGACGAGCAACCTTGATGGCTTCCTAGCCTACATCCGAGAGCGCGAGCGTATCCGGCTCCTCCGCCTGGCCGGGGCTCCGTATCCGTGGACAACTGACCCAATTCTTGGGCAGTACAAGTTCACAAATGTGCGTAGATTCCACGACCGTACGACACAGCGGTTCTGGGCACAGTATCAACTTCACGCACGTGCTCATCAATCCGTCGCGTTATACAATTGTGGCGTGTACCGGTATCATGGTACTATCTCCTTCATGGAGCAGTTCGGCTGGCAAGAACAGCACGACACTGAGTACATGATTGACCTCGCCCGTAAGATGCTAGCTGAAGGTAAGCAAGTGTACACCGGAGCGTACATCGTTACGAATGGTGGTCGGGTTGGGTTCAAGGAATCAGTGGTCGCTGAATTCCTCAAGGCCCTGGCTGAAGATGCTGAATATATCTGCCACGCAATGGAAAGAGAGGAAAGCTGGAAGACCGGATTTGAGCATCTAATCCTACTTCCTGGATTCGGCGGCCAGGGATTTATGGCGAAGGAAGTTCTCCAGGACTATCTGCTTTGGAGGCGCGCGGCCGGGCGGCGCCCGCTCTCAGATGAGACTTCCTGGACGCCTGTAGGGCCTGGCGCAAGGCGTGGGCTTAACCGGCTCGCCGGTAGGCCCCTGAGGTATCAGCAAAAGCTGAGCTTGTTTATCGGTGAAATTCGCGACATCTGGCAAAAGGTGGACCGAGCATTCGACCAGATGTACGGAGAGCACCTTACGATGCATGACCTGCAGTTCTGTCTGTGCGAGTTCGACAAGTATGAGCGAGTCCGGCTAGGGGAAGGCCGTCCTCGTTCCCGCTACGTCCCCACGAGGCAGTGATGATTAGTGATTCCGCTAAAAGAGCAGCCGACGATATTGACAAAGGAGCTAGAGAACGTGCCGAAGAAACTAGCTTCGTGAGAAAGTACAATATCTGCCCAAGATGTGCTCGGCCAGTGAGAAACACATTCTTCGGGGATCTTTTAGAGTGTAAATCCTGTGACATGTGGTGGAGCAAACCTGAGTACGTGGAGCACTTCTAATGAAGCCATTCGTTGTTTTGACTATCATGTTTCTACTTTGCCCGCTCTGGATTCCGATGCTGATTGTGATCATCGCCTTTCAGATTGCATTTGCTACCTCTGAAATTCTCGCTCAGGAGCTCGACTAATGGACCTGAATATCTACATCCCGTCGAAGTCCCGTTACGACATTCAGCGTACCTTCACGCGACTCCCGCAGGGCTTGCGTGAGAAGGCACAAATTGTCGTCCCGCCGGAGGACTACGAGCCTTACGTGAGGAGATATCACAATGTTCTTCAAACTCCTCCAACAGTGCGCGGTATTGCTCCCACTCGGGACTGGATTCTCGAGCACGCCATCGAGTCCGGACAGCGATATCTCGTCATGCTCGATGATGACGTCGTTCTCCAGAAGCGACGCGGACCAGTTGTTCCAGGAGAGAAGGCTCCTAGCATTACAAACTGTAATCCTCAGGAGTACCCTGAG